GTATAGGTATAGACCTGACGAGTACCTTCGATAGATGTGCCCCAGAAACGGTACTTGAGCTTAAAACGAATCAAACGTGTGCGGTCGTGTGGGTGAAACTCTGGGAAGCAGAAAGATGAGTTCAGGGGAAGGATACGAACTCGTCCTGGATGAGGGCGACCAATAGAATCTTCAAATGCTTCTTCGTAAGCTACTTTAACAAAGCAGTCACCAGATACTCCGCCTTGCTGTCCCATTTCCCATAGAACGCCATGCTTGTTATTATCAATCTCCCAAGCACGCTTTAGGATATCTGGAACGATTGCTTCTGTAGCCACTGGGCTGCGGAATGAAACTCCACGGCTAAATGTAAAGTTAGTAATAAAATCTGTAAAGGCACGATAGTAGTTATAAACCATCTGTGCTTCGCCAATTTCACGGCGATAGGACCAGTGATGTCCTAAGTACATTGCCCAGTTAAGAGAATAACGATTTAAACGTGGACCATGAACTTCAAACTCTTCATCTGCTAGTTCTACAAGACCAAGAGGTGAAATTGAGATGGTTAAGTCTGATGACGCCGCCCTATAACTGGGAGGTGAAAAATCGATACCACCACTCATCGGTTAATTCCATTCATTTGTTTTGCCCCCGAATGCACAGTCTCTGATGTTAAAGGTTCACCAGCCCCGGAGAAAGGGAACGGGGCTGGGAACAGGTATAGTCTATCGTACTTTAGTCGTTTACTGATGCAGGGTTCAAACGCTCCTGGCGTGAACCGTTGCGTACAACTTCTTCGATTACAACTGTTGAGTGGTCTCCGAAGTTACCCTGAGCAAACTCGCCAAGGAATGTTGGAGCTTCGACCCAAGCAGCTGAACCCACGTGAGCACGTTCACGCATTGTCTCATCAGCATACTTTTCAAAGACGTTGTTGTTGTGGTTAGGACGTCCATCTGGAGTCTCGTAACCTTGATCCAAGCCAACTTGGAAATCATTTGGAACGTCGGTGTCTGTAGCGATACCTTCTTCAAAACGAAGTGGGCCACGGAGACCTGAAGTTGCAGGAGAGAACTTGCGCTCGTATACGTTTCCTGGACGCTCTGGGTACTGTGGAGTTGGTGCGATATTTGGTGTTGCCATTGTTTATCTCCTATAGGATAAGGGATTGAGGTTCCTCAGGGTTAATTCTGTCTTGTAGTAGGTGTTTTGTCATAGTAAATTAAAAGAAAGGATTGGAGCTTACCTCTACGGTAGGCATAACCATTTCTTGGGTCAGGGAGCAGGCAAGGGCCAAAGAGTCCACAAAATCGTCGTGGGCGTGGACTTCATCCGGCGCAGCCACTAAAAAGTTAGGCCCCTTATACTGAACTTCAGCATCTGTCATCTGTTGGTAAAACTTCTTCCAGATACGAAGGCGACGGGTTTTAGCGTGGGCAGGCCAAGAGACCATCTGACGTTGAATCAGGGCCTGAAGGTGCTTCCACCGCTTTGACTGCTCAGTAGGGCTGGAAGTAACTGGCACCACTTCTGCTCTAGGCATAAGAATCTTTAGACGTCCGGCCACTGCATCACCTACACCATTAGCATCTACTCCGATAGCAAGTACATCATAGTTTCCAAGGAACTGCTGGATTTGGAAATATTGTTCTTCCCAGTCATCTCCTTGAAGCTCCAGCCAGTTGAGCACCCTATGATCATAGTATCCATATTCATCTGGACGATCCCAGTCTACCCAAACTACTGTGACCACTGTGCTGTCCATCTTACGGGCCGGGTCAATTCCAACCACAACAGGAGAGCGGTGCCAAGATTTAACTATTTCTTGTGAAGTATCTCCAAGATCATCCATAATGTTGGATGTTACGAACATACCTCGCTCAAGTAGCCACTTGCAGTTATAGGATAGCTGGAACTCATCAGAGTCCTCGCCAATACGAAGCATCTCTTTCTTAATAAACTTTTCATAGTTAGGCTGAATCTTAGCCACATCTTTCCAGTCCCACTGGAAATGATTCTGCTTAGCCTTAGAGTTCTGTGTTTGACGGCGCTTATTAAGTTGAATAGAACGATAGAAACCATTCTTGTGGGTTGTAGGAGTGCCTGTTTTAACCATGGTGGCGTTATAGTACGCACCCATAGGCGCAATAGACTTTGATACCACAAAGTCATCTGCTTCTTGACACTCATCAACAATAATAAGGTGGAAAGACTTAGACTCAATTTTAGCTCTTGGGTTAGCTGTCATCATCATGATGGTGCTTCCAGACTTCTTTAGCTTTAAGTTTCTTACAACGCCAGGAGTCTTAGTAGGAATATCATCAATTTCAGGGTCACCAAAGACTTCCATAGCTCTTTCAGAGGTAAGGCGGGACACTGTACGGGAGTATAGAGTTTCTACCTGGTTTTGAGTAGGAGCAAACATTCCCACCCAAATTCCATCACCAAACTTACCTAAAAGCTCTGGATAGATCTTAGCTAGTCGTGGAAGGATAACCATCAGTGTGGCCACTGTATTAGCGATGGTTTCTGACTTTCCTGACTGACGTGATGCGAGGGCGGTGATTTCTTCGCCATCATTGATAATGACTGATTCGATAACACGGCGTGCCAAGGGTTCCTGGTACGGGTGAAGCTTATGTCCTACAAGCATCTCCATGAAGGCCATGATCTTAGTGATCAAGATCTTAACAAATTCTTTGGAGAGTTCGTCTAGAGTGTCCTCTTCCTCATCTTCAGGAATAGGATTGAAGGATTCATCCTCCACTGCCTCAAGATCTACCTCTTCAAACTCGTGTTCGTTCACTCAGGGTATCTTTCTTTAAGCGTAGTTAGAATGGCATAGATAGATTCTGCGCCAACTCGTGCCTCTTCTAGATTAAAATTATCTTCTGTTTTCTGCCAGCTAGATAAGTTACGGCCAATTGAATACAAGACTTGGTCAGACCAGGTAAGCAGCTCTGCTGTAGAAAGCTTAGCCACTCTTTTTTCAATGCGGCTCTTAACTCGTTCTTCTTTTTTCTTAAACATCGTATTCTTCCCCTCGTACTATATCCCAATCAAATTCGCCTTCAGCCACTGCCCTACCTGCAATTGCATTGGTCAATGCTTGGCTTTCATCATATTGTGCTACCCACTTACCTACGACAATAGATAATCGGGTAAACGGCAACCTAAATACCAGGCCACTGCCATACCTAAAGGGCTCTTCGATTTCTTGTGTATTAGAGCGCTCAATAATTACTTTAGGCTTTATAGGATAAACCATAGCATGCCAAAAGTACTTTTTGCCCATATCGTGCGTTCTAGCCATTGTCGCCTAATCTTTCGCACATGTGGGTAGGAATCTCATGTTCCAGAACCAAAGCTGAGCAATCCCGGCATTTAAATACTTTTGGTGGATTAAAGTTGTTCTGAGCAGTAGCTCCTTCAACAACATCGTCTTGTCCAGGCCTAAAGTACTCATGAACTACCTCTGGGCGCATAAAAATTTCTGGTGGGAATGGTCCCTTGGCAGCTTGCGATGAACGTGGAACAGGATGACCTTGTTTGGTCTCTATACGCTCAATTGTCATATTTTGCCCTTTTCTCTGTATAGTGACTAATATTACACCATGTTAGAGGTTTGCACGACACTGTATTTACGGCTATACTGGAGGCAGGAGATTAAACCCTCCGACACTAACAACGAAACAAAAGAGTTACAACTTGTTCGGTAGAAAGAGACCGAACTGCTGAGGACCTAGTGACAGTAGGTCAATAGTTCGGGTTGGCTCTCTAGCCTAGGAGATAGTGTGAATCTGAATGACAAAAGGAAACTTATAATCCTTGGGCTCGCAGCCCTCTTAACAATCTCAAATTTAATAACGTTTACGGCCAAGGCCACGGCCCCGATGCTACAAAGGTGCTTAACACCTGTCGGAAAGCTTGAAGTGGCTAAAAAGCTCACCCCAAAGCAGCTCTACCAACTTTTACAGCATGTAGGGTTTAAAGGCCATTCCCTTAAGGTCGCTTGGGCTGTAGCTATGAAAGAAACCCACGGCAACCCTCTTGCCCATAATTTCAACCCACGAACGGGAGACAACTCTTATGGGGTCTTCCAGATTAACCTTTACGGGGCTCTGAAGGGCCGTATAAAGGACTTTGGCTTAAAGTCGGCACAAGACCTCACCAACCCTGTAAAGAACGCTCAAATCGCCTACAAGATGAGTTCTGGGGGTACTAACTGGTCCCCTTGGCACGCTGACCCAGGTGAGCGTGATCACAAGCTAGTTCAAATGTGGATTAAGATCTGCCCTCAATTTTTGGCAGCTTAAGACTTCTTACCGGCCCTACGCTTATTCTCCTTGGCAGTATTTTTGCCATGCTTGAGTGGGCGTAGGTTGCTGGAAGAATCGTTATCGTGGTTATTATCTTTGTGATCCACGTCTGTACCCTTAGATAGCTTGCCATGCTTCTTTTCATATTTAGCACGAGCAGCATTCTTAGAGGTGGTGTGCCACTTACCTTTAGAGTCTTTGTAGTGCTCAACAATAATTTTACGGCCGCCATTAGCAGCAGAGCCTTTATACTCTTTGCCGCCAGCTACTTCTTTTTTCTTAGTTGCCATCTGTTAAACCTCGATATTCTCTATCTATATCATCCTCTGGTTTTTTATCGTAACCAGCAAAAAATTGATCACTAAACTGTTGTGATCTAAGAAGTGTTTTTTGAATTTCGGGTTGCTCATAAAAATCATTATTTTGTAACTCTACGTGATCACAAAAAGGGCATGCAGAGTGGTCCAACTTAACCGGCGTATATTTTGAACCATCTGGATAATCTCTACCTTCAGTTCTAGACACCCCATGGCGATCATGACCTCGCAAAATACCGTCATAAATTGCACCATCAGCTATAGTTGGGTGATCGGAAGGGACTAGGAGCCTAGTCTTATGCTCGTTCTTTAACGCTTCCATCTCAGGCGTATAAGTACCTGCTTTTTTAAAGTGGTCTGAAATATTATCTAATGTTCTTAAATTAGAGTTTTGAATTGTCTTTTCTACTTCAGACTTATTTTGGTAATAATTTGGTGACATAGTAGCGTCAACAATTCTATCCAGCTCTTCTCGATCACGGTCTGTGTACTTACCAAATTCAAAATCGTTAGTATTGCGTCCCATTACTTGCTCTTCTTTTTAGACACAGCCATATTATCAATTAGATTTGGGTATGGACGACCGGCAGCTTTAGCACGTGCTTTAGCGGCAGATTTCTTCTTTGATGACAACTTCTTATGCTTGCCACCATCAGGATCTTTTTTATCCCAAACTTTTTTCTCAGCCATTAGCAGTCCCACGCCCTCAATGACTTATTAATGCGGCTATTTGGATCTTTAGCGGTCTTTGACGAGGTATTGTGCTTCTTCATGCCTTCCATACGAGCACAGAAAGATTTACGACGAGCGGCAGACTTCTTAGACTTAGCGGCCTCTTCCTTTTTAACAGGCGGCTTTAGATTGTGACCTTCTTTTTTAGCAGAAGCACGCCCTCTAGCGTTTAGACCACCTTCAGGATTTTGACCTTCTTTACGAGTCCAAGCTGGTGACTTGTGGTGTTCTTTTTTCTTAGTAGTTGTCATCCGAATATATCCTTCCGATCTTTTTCTGCATGTTGAGAAGTATCCACACAATCGTGGTTATTTGCTTCCTTTTTACCAGCACGAATGGCAGAAGCCCCACCAAGTTTGGTTACATGATAGGCACAAGTACGACAAGTCCAGGAATGGCTTGTAAGGCCGTTTACCTTACCACCAACCTGGTAGTCAATCTTTCTTGCCATTAGTTGCTCGATTCACCATTAGCACCACGTCCAGGACGTGCTACAAAAGTTTCCCTATTAGGATCCTTCTCATACCGTTGATTGGTAAGAAAAGTCTTTGCTTCATTAGCCCTATATCGTAAGTTTGGTGGCATCTTGCCACAAGACTCACAAAATGTAGCGCTATCTTGAAAGATCTGAAAACGATAGTCTTTCATAGGAACTACTCTGCTGAAGTGTCAGGCTTGTTATTTCCACGCTTCTTACGAGTTTCAAATACTTCTCTAGGGTTTGGAAGAATAAACTTATCATCAGAAGGCTTAACAGTGTCCATAAGCTTAGCTTCAGGCTCTGTTCCTTCTAGTACTTTATTCTCACCATTAACCTGAATAGACAAGGTCCTACCTGGTACTCCGTTGCTTGCAGCAAGAGGTGGCTTGCCTTCTTCCAAAAGACTCTGACGAAGTGGGTCAAAGCTAGCGGCAGCTTCCTGTCCACGCTTTCTAGACGCTGCACTAGCAAGCTTTACACACTCTGGGCACTGAGGGTTATTTGTACCGCCAGCTACGTGAGTTTGGTGCTCAGCTTCCATATCAACAGGCTTTCCATCACGATGGATAGGTCCTTGTGAAATATAGCGCTTATTCTCACCGCTTCTAAAACCCATTTCAGAACCACGCTTTAGACGTGTCATCATGTTACCGAAGCTGCGACCACGCTTAATAGAGTCTGTAACTAGATCAGCAATATGGGTTGCTCCGGATACACTGTGGTTTTCAAACACACGGTTTCCGTTTTGATCCTTATATGGATGCCAACCTTCATGCAGCCAGTCAACGCCCTTACCGATCTTTCCTTTGGCCGTAGGCTTAATACCACTTTGAGACCTAGAGTCTCCATTGAATCCCATAAATGGTGATTCTGAACCACGCATAGGTCCATTACGAAGTGGGTTATGTGGATGGCTCATATCACTCAAAGGAATGACTTCATTGCCATGCCTAAAGAAGTCTGTTGCTACATCAACGTTGCCGTTATTAGGATGGTATTCAACCATCTTTCCTGATTGGAAACGCTTCTTATTATCAATGACTTGACGAGCATATTCAAGATTATTGCTAAAGTTGCTTGAATTAGTACCCAAGAACTTAGTTAAATGATTGTAGTCTCCGTTATCCCTAGTCTCAGGGATTCCGGCATGATTCATAACAAAGGCCATCTTTGCATAGTCACTACGAGCAAAGGCTGGGTGATTTGGGTGACCCGAATCAGTTTCAGGAAGATCTGGGGCCAATCGAGCAGAAAGACGCTTAGCACGATCAATAACGTGCGGCTCCATGGTAGTAATCTCTGTGCCGGCATTTGCACGGTTTATCATCCTACCGGTTTCAATAGCATTTCGCTCTGAAGTCTTAGCAGGAGGACGACCAGCAGTGGTTTCATTTAGATTTAGGTCATGAGTGCCCAGGCCTCCTGGCATACGACGCTTTCTAACCCTAGCATTTTCTTCTTCAAGAGTCTCTGTACGACCTAATTGGTCCTCAACCTCAACGCTTTCAAAAGTTCTTCCAACACCTGGCTCACTAGCTGTGCTGCGATTAACAACATTTTTAGCAGTTAGGCGAGGCTCTTTAACAATTGGCTTTGCAACTTCTTTAACTTTACCTTCGTAGAAGTCAGAATCATCTCCTGGCTCATAATTAGGAACCATCTCACGATCTTCCCAATTATCACGGAAGTAACCTTCGGCAGGCTCAGCGTGCTTCTGTTCAAACTCGCTGCGCTCAGCTACACGGCGATTGTGTGCAGCCTCTTGCTCTGAATCAGAAAGATTTCCTTCTTTTGAAATTTCATCTTCATGGCGAGCGTTCATTTCAGCAAACGCTGCTTGACGTGCCTTATGCATACGCTTATGCTTTGGAGAACGATAAATACCTGGGGAGATATCCTTCATACGCATAGTGGTTGTGCTAAGAGGATCGGCAGCATTATTGCTTAGGTTATACTCGTCCTTTAGATTGCCGTTTTCATCCCAAAGATTTTGCTCAGACCAATTCTTAGGCTCTTTAACACCAGAGGTAGATCCAGACTCTTCATCCTCAGACAATGACAAGTTGCGCTTGTTTTCTGCAGCCGTGTCTTCTTCATCAATGCTTGCTGCTTCACGCTGCTTTGAGCCTGAAGAACCCACTAAAGGAGTCTCTACATCTTCTTCAGATACTGCACGCTCTGCGTCAGTAGATAGCTTATCTAGCTCAGCATCCTTAGATGAACGGAATTGCTGACCCTTAAGACTATCTGCTTTTTCTGCAGCCGTGACAGTATCTCCCTTAGGAGTTCTAAATGCCTGATTAAGTCCAGACTCTATAACACGTGCAGGTCCAGTCTCAGATACTGTAACTTTTTCTCCACTTTTTAGCTTTCCTTCTGCACCAAGACGGTATGTAGTACTAGCTGGAGATCTTGGATCATTATATGGATAGTTTAGTTCGCCATTTGAATCATATTCAGGAATAGGAGTATCTGCAAGAGCACCGCCAGAATTAGCTGCGGTATCTTTTGTTCCCTTACCAATTAGGGTGTTTTTAATTCTATCCAGACGTGATCGAGCTTCAGTGCGGCGATTAGCCTTTGCAGCTTCTTGCGCCTGTTGTTCTGGTGTAAATTGACCTACAACACGGTTGGCAACTCGCTCACGAGTGCCACGATTAAGATCTTCTAGATCGTACTCTTTACCATTAGGTCCCATACGCATAGTGGTAGTTGCTAAGTTTTTAGCAGTTTCTACACGCTCACGCTTTGCTTTTCTGGCAAGACCACGCTTTGCTAAGCGAGCATCTTTATCTTGCTCTCGCTTTGCTGCCATTCTTTCCAAGACATCTGGTGCAGGCTGATCACTGCGACGTTCTGCAGCAACTCCCGTAGAGGTTTCTTCAAAACGCTCTGGATTTTGCTCAATGTCGCTTGTCTCAGTGCGTACAATCTCAGGACGATCTGCAAATGGCAAACGGACAACACTTTGTCCGCCTTTTCCAGGAGCAGTGTACTTATCAAATTGGCCCATTATTAGTCCTCCAAAAGTCCTGTAGCGTGTTCTTCATTGAAAAGTGGGCCGGTAGTGCTACCACTTTCATCTTTAACGTCTTCCCAGTCACCCTGAGCATTCTTAATCTGACCTAGAGGTGTTTTTGCAGTAGCTAGGCTTTGATTAAATACGCCAGTACGTCCTTCAGCACCGGTCGTATTTTCTGAAAAGGTTGTTCCAGGCTTAAGTGCGTTGAAAACATCAGAGGCTGCAGGCTTTGCATTTTCTGTTTTAATTTTTTGCCTATCTGCGGCATTCTTTTCTTCTTGAACCCTAAGGGAGATATCTCCTAGGACACCATTACGAATTCCAGCAAGTGCGGAGTGTTCTTTCCACAAACGATTGCCTTCTTCTTCGCCATGGGTATCAATGTAAGATTGGCGATTAGCCTCAAAGTTAGATTGGGTTCCGAGACCCTCAGCCATGTTCTTTGCGACGTGGTTAAACGCATCACGCTCTAAACCTTGTTCATGTTGCTTATCCATGCGATCACGCATTAACTTATCATTAAAAAGAGCAAGACTTTGCTGAAGTTGCATCTTATTCTTCATCTGACGAATACTTCCTACACCACCTAGAAGTTGGTTCAAGAAGTTTCCTCCTCCTGCACCGCCGGCTGGGGAGATATTCTGACCGCCATTAAGATTCATCTAAAGATCCTGTCTTTTCCGATATGGACAAAAGTTTAGCAACTCCGCCCTGTTCTGTAAGCACATGAGAGTTTTTATTATAGTGGTGGATACAGAAGCTCAAAACCCCGTATGGGAGCTCTACTAGGACTTTAGCCCTAGCTGAGCAGCTATCACATTGAATTCGCTCCTGAGATTCCTCCGCCAGCGGCATTGCCTGTAACTCCGGTTCCAGTAGCTGTGTCATCTGCATCCATTCCTTGGTATTGATCCATGTCTATATCAGAATCTGGGCCTAATCCATAGTAAAGCTGGTCGTAGTCTACTACAGAATTGGGGAGGGGAAAGCGAGCATCACCCAGCCGCCCTACTGTTGCAGGGTCCTTTAGAGGCACCTTGAACTGGCGATGCTCTTTCTTTGGGTGAGTCATACGAGTATTCTCTCACTAAAGCAAAAAGCCGGGAGCGTTAACTCCCGGCTAATTACATTTAGGCTATTAGGCCCAAGGTGTGATTGTGAT